GTGAAAGCTGAAATGCCATCTTCTTCTCCTTGATAATTTTATAGATAGCTCTATAATATGATTTTCTATTTATTTATAAGTATGTTCATTTAGACATTTTCAAGGAATTTTCTTTGCATTTCGTGAATCTCATCTGGAGATTTGGATGATGCTGTAAACCATATTTCGTCAGTTGTTATTACTGGGGCTTCGTGTTCTGGAACTCCCCTATCAACAATACCAAACGGAGTCAGATTTTCTTCAATCTGTTTAAATTGTTCTTCGTATAGGGCTTTTCTTAAATTGCTATCAGTCAAGTCTTTAAAGAATGCTTCGTTAGTTGCCCATGCAAACAGCACAAGAGTCATAACCAAATCGTCATGATATCCCTCATCTGCTTTGTGTGTTCCTCGAACTTCAATAAACGTAGAAATTTCGTTTATAATATCTGGATCATGAATTAGTAATTTTGTGCCTTCAACTAAACTCTTGAACGATGTACATCCCAATCGTTTAACTTGTTTGGTTGTTCTTACACCAAGGGTTGCCCCATTTGAAAATCCGCCGGACAAATACTGTCCCGATTTACTGTTATTTCCGACAAAGAATACATTTTCATATTCCAAGTCCATGTATAATGTATCAGCCACTTGCTGGCCGTTGTCATTGATTTCAACTAAGCAATATGCCTTGTTATAGTCTTTTGCTACTTTATATATTATATTTGGAAAAAGCAAAGGACTTATTTTATTGTTTCTATACTTGGCAACTACAGAATACGGGTATGCTGTAATATCCAATACCGTAAATGCTGAGTAATCTCCCCCTACTCCTCTAGATGTATCAGCTACAAGCATGTACACCTTGTCTTCTTCTGGTTCCTCAAATACATCTAACCCATCTTTAGTGTAGATATATGGTTTAACTGACATTCTACCAATTGTGTCGGGGTTGACTAAGGTATTAGAAGAACCTAGAAATCTACATAAAACCTCTTGGTTGAACTTGAGTTCGCCCAACATAGATTTTTGTTCTGCGGCCCATTTCTCATCTCTGCCGGGTATTTTGCTATATGGAATAAACAATGGGACAAACCCGTTTAATCCTTGCTCAGCTTCATTCCAGAATTTCCAGAAATGATTGTAACCAAGCGGTGTAGATGTTAATAAAATTTTTGTAGTATTACCAGCAGAAATTGTTGGGTAAACAGATGTGAAGAAATCTTCTGCAACATTATTTGGAATAATTGCTGCCTCATCAATATACAACCAGTTTACAGATTTACCTCGAATACCAGATGAGCTTGTTGCTGCTGTAAATACTTTAGAACCATTCTCAAGTTCAATGTCGCCCTTGTTAAATGTCTTCACACCTTGTTGCATCCATATTGGAAGCATCTCATACATTAATTCGTATCTAGAAAGTACTTCTCGAGCGGCTGAGGATTTATTTGCTAGAATCGCAACCGTCTTGTTTTCCTGAAATAACGTATACCAAAGAATACAGGCTGCAGCAGTAATTGTTTTACCTTGTTGCCGACCTTCCATCAGAATAACTTTACGATTATTAAGTATAATGTCTACTTTTTCTTTTTGGCAATCATATAACTTAAACGGGATTAAACCTTTATCTAAAGAAACAATTTTACAATAGTTCTCAATAAAATAGATTGGGTCTTGTCCACATTTTATAATTTCTTTAACCTGTTCTGCAGAGTACGATATAACCGTGCCAATCTGTTTTAGATTGGGGTTTCCGTTATATGATAATTTTTTACTGGTCGATGATGTTGTCATCTTTTTTACCTAACAATTTCATTAGTTCGCTAGTAGAACCAGCAAATACTACATTATTTTGAGTGCCAATTTGAACTGGATCGTCTGCTTGTAATTCTTTAACCTGTTTCTGCAATCCCAATAAGTCTTTAGATACATCAGACAATGTTTTAATAAATTGTCCCGTAACCTCATAGCTTCTAGGATGTTCGGAATTTTTAGATAAACTAATTAATTCTTCTAAAGTGTCTTCACCTTTTAACAACAATTTTCTCATTGTTTGTCTGGCTAATTGATAGTCATCTTCCTGATCCATTGCCTTTGTTGCATTTAAATTTTCAGGAATCGAGGGCAAATTTGTATTTTCAGTTTCGTCCATAGGATTGATATTAAAAATATCATTCAAATTTTCTATATTTTTCATAGTTAAAAGTCTTCAAAGTTTTCAATATATCCAAAAGAATCAGTCACATTCGCAGTTACAGGATCGGGCTGTACTGTTATTATTTGTTGTTGAGATGTGAGCTCTGCATCATTAAAAATATTAGATGTCGTCTTTTTAATAATACCTTGTTTACTAACAGGCCCATAAAAATTAAGTTTTAGTACAAAACTCAATGTCCATATAATAGATCTTCTTGTAGTTAGATCTCCCTCATAATCATCTTCAAATCCTATAGAACTTAAAATTATAGGCAAATCATTTTTAATATTAAGTTGAGGTACAGCTTTAATAGTTAAGTTATAATCAGGATTAAAATATGGTAGAATTTGTTCTATTACTTGCAATCCATCATCTTGATTTTTTGCGTATACATATAAAATTACATTTATATTATACGGTGTTGGGGCATATTGAGCATTTGCTGCAGATGAACTATTAATTGTTCTCGATTGCTGGATTGGACTTATTTTTCTGTTGGGGTCATAGTCCAACGAAATCATTTCAAAACCCATTCTGGGCAATAGAACTTGTACGTTCTGAGTGTCTACATCAGGTTGTTGTCTTATCTTAGTTAAGAATTTTTGTTTTGGAGAATATGATAGTGGCACTTTTTGCAGTTGTACCACATTACCATTAGCATCAGTTCTTTGAATAGTAATGTTATTAAACATACTACCAAACGCAACAATTGCTTTACGGATTGTTCCCCAATAAAATCGTTGGTCTAACATTATTTATTAACCTCTCCAAAAGGATTTCTTTCAGAGAAATCCAAAACGTTATTTGCTTCAGCAGTAAAATAATCATTGTCTGCAGCACCGGGGTCATTATTTGTAGATTGTGTTTCATTAATTATAGGAGTCAATGCATTTGATTCTGTAACTAAAGTTTCACCATTTTCTTGTAGCATTTCAAAGTTATCCAATGGATCAGCAAACTGTTTGACCAAATCATCAATCTCACTAACTCCCGTATCAAATACTTCATTAGAGTATTGCATCAATTCGCAACTCATTCTAAATACAAATAACTTACCTACCTGGAAAAAAGGACTTTGGCTATCTACTTTTCGGATCTCAAATAAAGATTTTGTCAAAGGCATATAGATTATATCACCCTCCGCTGGGCGAATACTCAATACCGAATTGCCAGTTGAACCTATTGTCTCAACCCATCTTTTTCTAGCAACAACAAAATTTGCCTGATCTCTGATTTCCAAACCGAATTTAGTAATTATTTCATCGTTACCATCGTAACCCGAAACATTTTCCATATACATCTCAATTGGATAAGCATGTTCATAACTGTTGTAGGGGTCTTCAGTTAATATTGTATCAGGATTAAACGGTTTTCTCGGTAAATAGTAGACTTCTACGCCGTAAATCCGCATGGATTCGATAATCAAATCTTCGTATAAATTCTGTTCAGAAGAACGGCCTATCGTTCTGCCTGACTGAAAATAATGATTAACTGTTGCCATATTACTATTGACTTCCTATTGACATGATGTTATCATCATCTATGTACCGGTTTAATAAAGCCTATAAATTATCCAGTAAACATATCCACTGGTAATTCAAATCTAGATTGCATCTCTGCTTCAATCTTGTTAATTTCTTCTAACGCATCTTCATATATTTTATCGGCATTAAGTGTAACTCCTCCAGGAAGTTGAACTCCGCTAAACTTTTTAAGATTCTCTCCCCATTGTCTTTTAAATAGAGCAGTAGTATATTGCTTTAAGAATCTATCATTATAGACATCTCTGTATGTATCTGGATCTAATATTCTGTAACACTCGACAATAATGTAATCCCCTACATTTACATCGCCCGCCCAGTCCATATCTATGTACAGCCTATTCATATGCCTATTAAATCTAACTGGCTTTGTTCCAACCAATACTTGATTTATTAGTTCTAATTCTTGTTTAACCTGATAGTAATATATTAGGTTTGTAGACATTAAACTATATAGATCATTGATCAATATTTGATAGCGAATACTAAAAATATTCATACCATCTGATCTATCAGAGAACGGCAAAATTCTACTAACACCTACAACAGCATCAGGTATTGGTACATATAAGTTTGCAATATCTTGAGTCGTTATTTGGTGTTTTAAATATACCATTTCTACAGCATCATAATGGTAATCTCTGTAAAATTGAAAAGCATCATCTATACGATCTTCAATTTGTTCATCATCTATATTAATTTCAATAACAGGCGCACCTAATCTGCGCAAGCAATAATCTTTAAGTTGTTCTCTTGTTGTTA